ATGCCGCATTCAGACCTGCTCCCCTCCCTGCTGTACAAGATCAACGAAAATCAACTCGCCCTCGAAGCCGCCATCCTGGAGCTTTCGAATTGGGTCGAAGCCCGCGGCTCGGCTGACGTCGCCGACAACGTGCGCGGCGCCTTGGACACCATCGACAAGAACGAGGAGTTCATCAAGCTTACGCTCGCGGTGCTGATGACTCCCGAGTGACAGCAATCGATCGCCACGCTAAGCCCCTGGCACCCCATGCTGGGGACATAAAAAAACCTAATCTATTGTTTTTAAAGGGATAAATGCCTTAATCAGTCGGGCAAAATATCCGTACTTTTGTGCTTATGCAAACGAGAAACCGTGGCCTCCAGCGGTGGTTTTGCTCGCCCCCCTCCCCCGGCGTCCTGCCGACCGAACACAATCACACCTCCCCCACGCGATCGGCGATCATTGACTGGTTGTCAACCTAAACATTGTAAATATTGTTGAACGCGACTTCTGCCTGGGGCATTCTTCGCGACGCACATTTACATGGACGGTAATATTTGATGCGCCCTGCACCTATGGATGTGCCCATCCCCTGCGCCTGCACACTCGATACCTCGCTTCATCCCAGCGGCCTAAAAACCTCATTACGCCTTTATGGGCTAGTTCGCATCGTCGGTTTCGGCGACATACCTGCGAGCACGCCGGTTGAAATTCTTTGCGCAGCGTCCGGCGAAGGCAAGGCGATTCGAGCCTTCGTTTCAAGGCTGGACGCTGAGTTGGTTGCCAGGTCAATGCCTGACTCAGGCTATCGTGTTGTGCCGCTGGCACAATTCGACCCCACTGGATTTATCCAGCAACACCAGGGTTGGCTGACCGTCCACATCACCTGTGGTTTTTCCTCGCAGCGCGACACGTTACGACTTGCAGATGGTGACTTGCCAAGCTTGGGCTGGTTTATTTATGCCCAGACAGGTCCCTGGAGTCCGGGGCGCTTTATCCATTGGGGCGAAGAAGTCGCCGAGATATTGCTCAGTGCTTACCGCAGCGTTGGTATGCCCAATTACAACGCCTGGCTCAACCAGCTTGATGACTATTCCACGCAGGCCATGGACAACTGCGTCGAAATCGCCTGGCAGACGTTGCTGGCCTGCCGTCCCATGCGCGAAAACCACCGAGCACTGTTCAACCCTATGGATGAGTGCTGGCGCTTTTCCGACTCGCCCATCGACCCCTATTACCCCATTTGAAACCTTGAAAAGGAACTTCCCATGAGTGGCAAACCTGCTGCCCGAGTGACAGACCCCACCAATTGCCCGCTTCCGGGGCATGGCACGAATCCGATTGCCAGCGGCTCCCCTAATGTGAACTTCGATGGCCTTGCCGCCGCTCGTATGACCGATAAATCCGCATGCGGGAGCCCGATCACCGGTGCCGTCAGTGCTACGGTGCTCGTCAATGGGCTGAATGCCGCTACTCAAGGCAGTACCGGTGGCCACGGCAACGTGGTTATCGCTGGATCCGGCACGGTCATTATTGGCGACACCTTCGTACCAGCCCCCTTCAGCGGCCTGCTGCCGATGCCAGTGCACTTCAGCGACAAGTTCAGACTAGTTGACCAAGACTCGGGCGAGCCTCTACCCAATCTTGATTACACCATCCAGCGCGCTGACGGCAGCATGGAACACGGTGTAAGTGATTCGATGGGGTATACGCATCTAGTGAGTTCGCACCTGCCCGAAACAATCAAACTGTTTCTGGAGGACTAAGGCATGGCAGCAGATGCTCTTCATACAACCGACTGCACACAATCCTCCCCAGACCAAAGAACAAGTTTCATTATTTCTGTTTTCCCAAAGGGGCAGACAGAGAGCGTCAAAATCTATATTGGTGACTTTCATCATGGCTGAAGTGGTTAGCAAGAATGGCAGAAAAATGTCTCCCGTGGCCACCAGAGCGGTGACGCCCGTCAAAGACGCCACTCCAAAAACTGTATCACTGGACGCCAGGAAACAGATAAGGCGGGCCGAGAATGAGGAGTATTTGAAGGATAAGAACGTGAAGGCATTTTTGGTTGCCATTGCCGAATCCGAAGGCGGTAGCTACCACGCGAAATATGGTTATGGCTGGGCACCGGGTTTTCAATCCGGGAAATGGACTTTCACTGATGAGTCCACCCATCCGGGGGCCGGTTACGGCGGAAAAACTACGGCATCGGGCATGTATCAAATTACCATTGCCACTTGGAGCGAGTATGCCGGAAAGATGGGACTCACCGACTTTACGCCTAATACGCAAGACCTTATCGCGGTCGACATTCTGCGCACCCTCGGTGTGATCGACAAGATCAAGGCCGGCGACATCCCGGGAGCAATGCCGAAGGCGGCAACGAGGTGGGCGGCACTTCCCGAAGGGCCTGGTAAGAAAAATCATTATCCGCCGCAACCGTATGCCGAATATCCAAAGTTTTTGGAGAGCTACAAATCGGCTGGAGGGACTGTCAAATGAAGTTTTCAATCCTCGCACTCGTCGCACTTTATTGCATTGGCATCAGCGCAGCGTTTGCGGATGGCTCACAGGCGACAAGCGACAGGCGCGGGCCGGCAGGCATCGCCGTCGGTGAGCCCCTAGTCACGGCCAGGGCCAAGCTCGTCAAACAAGGATGGAAGCCGACGCGGATGCATACCACCGATGGTTATGAATATAGTGGCGTGGAGCGGGAGCTGGCTGCACACAAGTTCTTCGAGGTCGATGTCTGCTCTTTTGATAGCTCGCGTTGCATCTTGTTCTACTCAAAGAACGGCGCTTGCCTGCGCGTCGACACCATTGGGGAACAATTCAATGACATGACGGTTACGCGATGGGCCGATGAGTGTCCTGACGCGCCTCCAAAACCAAGTAAGCGCGGTGCGGGATAGCAACCAACCATTTTGAATGGGGCAACATTTGCCAGTACCTGGCCCCGCGCCGAACTCAGTGTGATACCCCCCACATACGCTTGGCACGCAGCCAGGGCAATCATTCCCCGGTCGCCTTCATCGGTGATGGCGACAATTCGTTGAGCATGCGCTGGGTCAAGTCGGGCTCGCGCTCCTCCATGAACCACGCTGCTGGCGCCGGTAGTGGCTGGCACTGCGCAACCACCGGCTGAATCCGCTGCGTCGAGGATGACTGACAGCCGTAGATTGGAAGTAGCAAGGCGATCGCGCAGGCGAGCTTGGTCTTTTTGAGCATTGGTCAAAGCCTCGTAGTGGGTTTGGTCGCTGGCCGCCAGGCGCTGCGCGAGCGCAAGGCGTTTGTCTTGTTCGGCGCGCTGCTGAGTGGTCGCGGCCAGGGTCAGCTCATTCAGCGTCTCGCCGTGGAGCCGGGCTTGTTCTGCCAGTTGCTGGCCGTAGCGCCAAGCATCCACTTTCCATGTGGAAAAAACGGAACACCCCACCAAAACGACCATGCCGATCAGGCGCCCCGACACGGTAATCACGGCACATCCTTGAAGAAGATGTGGTGGCCGAGCTTCAGCATCTGCTTGGCACGCGCGGCCCAAGCCGGAGCCTTCGGCATGGTGGTGGCGTAATAGTGCGTGGCCCCACCGGTGGGATCAGTCACCTTTCCGGCCATCACCTGGTCAGCAGCGATCTGCGCTTGGGCCAGCTCGCGGAACGGGATCGACTTCGCGCCACTCAGGTAGGCGAAGTTCGGATCGTTCTTGTTCCAGCAGCTAAACTGATACGGCTTTTGGCACACACCGGCATAGCCCTCGCCCCACCACGATTTGGTTTTTCCATCATCCACTCGGTTGCGAATGGTCCAGGCTACGGCGATCTGGCCGGCAAGACTTTCTCCGCGAGCTTCCCCCCACAATGTGCGGGCGAGAATGTCTCGATCTTTTTCGGTGACAGGCATACTTTTCTCCGGGCAAAAATAAACCCGCACTTGGCGGGCATTGGAGTTGCGGACTGGGTTATGGAGAGGTCGGCCACGTAATGGTGGTCGGGTAACCTGGTTGCTTATCGATCTTGTTCAGGGCCAGTTTGTACGCGGCATAAGCCTTGAACATGGCTTTATCAGCATCGCTGAGAAGATCCGCAAGAAAGGCGTCAGCCATGCCGGCAGTGGCCTCATTGGCCTGACTCAGCAGAGCATCACGCTGCGATAATGCCGCGGCTTTCAGTTCGGCATCCGTCAGCACGGGCGGAACTGGCGCCGCGAAGCTCCAGGCACCATCCGCCTCGACGGCAGTCCATCCGGCAACCGGGGCTGAGACGACCTCCGTAACGTCAACCCAAATCATGTCCGGATGGAACATCTCGGCAATGTCGCCGTCCGTGGGCAGCAGGTATTGCACGACGCCATCTGCGATATTTGCGTAGGTTTTCATCATGCGTACTCCCACACAATTACGATCCCAGGAGCACCGGCGCCGCCTGTTAATGCTGCTGCACTTGCACCGTTACCAGTGCCGCCGCCACCCGCGCCGGGCGAGGTAGAAGCAACGCCCGCAACCCCAGCGCCGGTAGGAAGTGACCCGGCTCCGAACAAGGATGCGCCCGGGCGCCCCACTATGCCTGGTGAAATAGAGGTATCCCCTCCCGCCCCAATGTTCGACCGAATGTTGCCGCCGCTAGGAGCAGTGCTATTAGGGGCAGATTGATAAAACGTCCCACCTGATGGCCCGGCAGGGGGGCCGCCACGCCCCCCGGGGCAACTGACCAGTGCGCCAAAGGACGAAGGGCCGCCGTTGTTACCGGTTGACCCAGATACGCCCGTCCCGCCCGCGCCGACTGTAATGGTCACACCGGAAAATGCCGAGGTGATCAGGCTTTCTGCGTAAGCCCCTGCGCCACCGGGGGCGCCCATCGATGAAACACCCGCACCCGTGGCTGGCGCTCCGCCGCCCGCACCGCCTGCGGCCTGAACCCAAGGAATTACCTTTTTTGTACCCGGAGTCTCGGTGTAGGTGAAGGTGCCGGGCGTGCTGAACACTCGAACATTGAGCAAGCTGCCGGGGGCTGGGCGGGCGGAATCTAGCGGGCCCAAGTCAATCCAAAGCGTATTCGCGCTGTCGCGCTGCCTCAGCCTACTAGTCCCAGTGTCGGCCCATAACTGGCAGGGGAATGTGGGGCTTGGGGCAATCGCGCCACTGCTTTGCGATGCGAGTGCCTTCAAGGCGAGGTTGATATCGGCACGGACAGCCAGGCCCGCCCCGTTATCCACGGTCATATCGTGCTGCGACATAAGTCAGTATCCCTTTGAGATGTAGTCAATCGAGCGGCCCGACTGGGCGACCCCGCTGGAATTGCGGATGAAGACCGTGAAGCCGCTGACGGTCTTGGCGGAGACGTCGAGGTAGTCGCCTGGCGAGAGGCCTTGCGCTGTGAGGCTGACGGCTGGACTGGCTTTGAACGGCGGCGAGTACACGACTGGCAGGCCCAATGCAGGCACCGGAATGTCGTTCCCGCTCTCGATCCGGTCTGGCATGTCGATCGTGACCTCCAGGGTCGAGACGTCGATCCAGTTCGTCGCCAGCAGGACTTCCCCACGAAGCTGGAAGTCGAACAGGCGAGCGCGGTAGTCGCCGACAACAAACGGCTTCCAGGCAGACCATGCGACCGGGAACACATCGGACGTGCGCACCCACAGCGACAGCGAGGCGCCGACTGGCGGATCACCGTCGATGCTGATCATCGAATCGAAGTCGGCGATCGTGTCGATGTAGCTGCCGTCGTCGTACAGCACCGCCTCGACATTCGCGGTCAGGCGGCAGTCGTATACGTTGCCGAGGTCGGAAGGCGCGGCGAAGCTGTAGGTCATAGTCAGGTGCGAACCGCCGTACTTGTCGATTTCCCCGAGCCACGCATCCAGATCGGGGATGTCATCGAACAGGCCGAGCGCCGACATCTTCAGTGCGCCATCCGAAACCGCCGCATTCACCGCAACCCCGGAGAATGCTGGGGACTCGGTGACGGTCAGCACGACGTTTTCAGGCAGAGGCACCTGTGCGTCGGACCAGACTTCCGTGATGGGCCCGCCGACTCCCGAGGAGTCCACCGCGCGTGCCAGGTATTTACCGGGCAGCAACGACACGACCGCCGACGTAGATCGGCCAGCCGCCTCGGTGAGCGGCAGTGCCGTGTCCCAGTTGGCCGATGTGCTGCGCGAATGGCGAATGTTGATGCTGCCGCCGAGTTTCACGTCCAGTTCCGGCGCCGGCTCCCAAGCCAGAGTGGCCACGCTGTTGATGACGTCCAGCCGCAGGCCGACTAGCGCCGTCGGTGGCGCCAGCAACGCCTGAGCGGTATAGGTCTGGATCGATGCTGCGCCGGAGAGGCCGAGCACGGACTTTGGCGTAACACGAACGGACCACAGGCCCGAGGATGCAGAATCGAAGTCGATGCTGGGCGTCGACACCTCGCCGACATACTCCCAGTTGCCACCCGGTTTCATTGCCTCGATCTGATAGCGCATCGCTCGCGCCGGCTGAGTCCAGCTGACTGTTAGTCGCGCGGCCGCCAGACCGGTGCCGGTGTCATAGAGCGATTCGAAGAATGTCAGCTGACCGACCGCATCTGGCTTGGATATGTTGATGATGCTGGTCGGGTTGTCGACGTCCGGCGTGCCGTACTCGACTTGGTTGAATTTATCGGGGTCAAACGCCACGGCGCTGATCGCATACGTGCCGTCGTCGCCTTCGCTGATACCGATGACGCGAAACTTCTGCGTCTCCAGTGCGGCTGTTGAGAACACCCACGGCGCCGTGGCCAGCGGTGCTGTCGCAAGCGGCGGGGATATCGTGATCGATGTCGCGCCGGCTCGGACAGTAACGGCGGCACTCGCATAGCTGCCATCAGCCATGACCACGCCGACCACGCCCGTTCCGGCCAGGCCGATTGGGGCATCCAGCAGCAAGGTAGATGCGGTGCTACCAGCCAGAAGACGGCCACCATTCCGTGCGCCTGCCCGATTGGCGTCAGCGATATCAATGATGTCTCCAGGCAGTGGAATGGCCCCATCAGCACCGACGGCAAAGGTTACCGCTTCGCTTTCGGCATACAACAACCAGCGGCCCAAACGGCGTGCCTGGCCGCGTGAGGTGCAGCCGACCGCCACGACATCACTCTGCTGAATCCGATTCCACTTCGCGATCAGGTCCGGGCGCTCGACGATCTCCACCGATTGCTTGTACTGCTGAAGCGGATCGTTCCAGGTCACCGCAGCGACGTTGAAACGCTGATCAGAGGCAACCGACTGGTAGCTGAAGTCCCCACCGACGATGTTGGCGTTGTTGAATAGGTAACGGCTTGACCGAGGCGCATCCTGTACCGCGGTCAGGGTGCCGCCCGCCCAAAAGCAGATAGCGCGGAACACCGAAACCATGTCGTTTACCAGCTTCCAAGCGTCCTGCTGGGTGGTCAGCGCGAGGTTGCAGGTAAAGCGCGGCTCCCATCCGCCGTAACCGCTTGGGACCATCGCATCGCAATACTGGGCGATGTTGTACAGCGACCACTTATCGACCAGCGCCGTCTCGAGCAACCCGCCCAGCCCATAGCGGGTATTGGTCAGCATGTCGTACCAGACCCAGGCCGGATTATCCGTCCAGGCGCGGACAAATGAACCACTCCAGGAACCGCTATACGTGCGCGTCGCGGGGTTGTAGTTGCTTGGGATCAGAACCTTTAGGCCGCGCACCATGAAGGCCATGCGCGGAATGCTGGCGAACTGCTGAGCATCAATGCTGACGCCGCACAGCGCAGTATTTGGATAGCGCAGCTTCTCGTCCCACAACAGGGTCATGCTGTCGAAGAAGGTGCGGTTCTGGACCGTAGAGCTTGTCGAATCGCCCCCCATTCGGGTTGCCCGGATATAGCGCGGTAGGCCGCCAGATACCGGCAAACGCAGATAGTACGAAAACTGCGTACGGCTCATGGTTTTGCCATTGATCAGAATGTCTTCGCACATTTGATACCACGCGCCGCTGCCGAGCTTTGCCTCCAGCCGAAACAGAGCGGATGTTCCGCCTGTGTCGCCGTTCTGCGTGTTCTGTGAGAACAGTTGCGGAACGCTGACAGTCACGCGGACCGCATCAGCATCGGTATCGGTGATGGCGCGCTCAATAGGAATCCATCCTTTCAGCTCGACGCCGACGGACTGCTCGGCCTCAAGTCCGGTGATCGGCATATAGCCCTGCCACTGGGTACCGGTGCGCGTATCGATGCTAACGCTGGAAAAGTTGTAGCTGCCGTCGGAGTTCTGCAGTGGCACATCGTCGAAGAAGATCCCTTGGTTGCCGCTGACGATGCCTTCTATCTCCCCCTCGCAGATTGCATGCAGTACCCGCACATGCTGACGCGAACGCAGGCTGTCCGGAGCCTCTACGGCGGCGCGCACGGATCCGCTGCTGCTTCCGCCACCCTTGCTGCCACCCTTTCTGCCGATAATTACTTCGCTCATGCAGGAAGAGCCTCCACCCAGGTGCCGACGACAATAACGCTGGAGCCAACCAGCATCTGGCCGTAAATCACAGGCACAGGCAGGCCTTGCTGCGTCGAGTTGAAAGACCCATTGAATAGATAGCTGGGCTTGTTTTCGGTGCTGGCTTGCTCTTGCTGGCTGGATGTTTTTGGCACTGGCGTGAGCATTTGCACGACACCGCCAAGGACCATCGAAGCACCCATCATGACCATCGCGGTTCCGACAGGCGCGGCAGTCCCAAGACTGCCCCCGGCAACCATAAAGCCAGCGACGATCAAAACAGCACCGAGGACGACCTGAAAAATCCCCCCGCTCTTGCTACCGGCGATGATCGGAACGATGCGGATCTCAGTTGTCCCGCTCAGACTGAACTCGCCCTCCCCGACATTTTCTCGGTTGCGGAATATGGCGAAGCGCAGACCTCGGCGCGCGGAATCACGAATGAAGTCCTCGAAGCCAGGAACAGTGTGCTTCAGCGCACTGAACGCCTCACTGGTCGTGCCGCTATCAAGATGGCGAAGGTGCTTGCGACCGAAGGCTTGAGCCAGGCTGCCGGACAGCAAAATGGTGGTCATGAACTGGCTGTTGGCGGCGGCCATACTTTTCTCCGGTCATTAAAAAACCGCCCGGAGGCGGCTTTGTGTTTTCAGTATCTTAAATGCACGTTTTCGCAGTGTCCTTCCATCCTCGAGTACCGGCCCAGTCCATGGGGAGGAAGACGCGCACAGACGAGCCGACACTGGTTTTATCGACAACTGCTAGCGCAACAATGCCGTTGAAAGGTGCTGATGCGGCAATCTTGTACCCTGAATCGGTTTCGATGGAGCTCGTTGACGAATTGAACTCTTGCCACTTAGGAGCAAGACACCTGGAAAACTGCTGCGGTGTTTTTTGCGATAGCCCGGAAAAAACAGGTGTGTCCTGCTCAAGGCCCGCAGTGGTGCATCCAGCCAGAGCGATCAACGCCATGGCCGTAAGGGTTTTCTGCATTGTCGAGCCTCCTTGTGTTTTGGCGACTCTAACAGGGCGGATGCGCACAAATACAGGGCCTATCGCGTGTAACGCATGATATGCGTCGTGCATTCACGGTAGGCGCGCCCGTAGACCTCGCGGCAACTCAGCCGGCCATAGAGGTGATGGAGCAGCACATCACCGTCCAGCCAGATCGCGCCATGGCACGGTGTCGGGCTGCCGATCGCCATGACGATCAAGTCGCCTTGCTCGGGCGTATCCACCGGCACGAAGCCGGTCCGGGCGAAGTTGTCGACGTACAGGTTCTCGCCGTTGTGCCACCAGTCGTCCTTGCGATGGAAGTCCGGCAAAGTGATACCGAGCTCTTGCCGGTAGTAATCTCGCACCAAGGTGTAGCAGTCGATGACACCGTGGACGAACACACGGCCTTCCAGCGGTAGTTCGCCGGCGGCCGGCATCTCATGCCAGGTTACAGCGCCATCCTTCAGCCCGACAATCCACCAGGTCATGCGACTGGCAGCGTGGCTGGCGATGTCGTGCAGGCTTGGCTCGGGCCCGGTGTCAGGATGCGAGTGCACGATGGTGATGATATCGCCCATGTCCTCGGCGGATGCGTAGTCCTCTGGATGCAGGATGAAGTGATCCAGCTCTTCCGACTGATTGCGGCACGGCACGTAGGACGGCTTTCCACGCACGATGACTATCAGCCCCACGGCTTCGCGCGGGTACTCGGCGAGGGCGTGCGCCTCGGCGTCAGCCCGGCACTTGTTGAATACTTCACTCATGGTCACAACCTCGGTACGCGGGCAATGCCCGGGAAGCCGCCGAAAGGAAGCTCACCATTTGCGCCAAAGCGCATCTTGCAGCCAGTCATGGTGCGACTGCACTGGTCCTGCGCAGGGTCGCTGGTCGGGCGGTTGGCATAGTCGGCCACAGGCCCGCCGGCGTAGCTGCACTCGCCCGAGCGGTAAGCCCACAGGCATGTGCCAACAACTATCTGGCGCCGCGGGAGCTTGACGCCTTGCAAGTCCAGCGGCGAGCCAAGCTCGAACTCGATCGCCGCAGGCGTCTCGTTGACCTTGCGTGTGATGATCCACGTTTCAACCGGGTACTCTTCGGCCGGGCTGGCCGTAGGGTTGCCGGCGGAGAAGTTCGCGGCGTCTAGGTACTTGACCAGCGTGCGGCGGCGCTTGAGTTTCGCCGCAAGCAGGTCTTCATATTGTCGGCACAGCGCCGAGATGGTGCCGCCGAAGTTGCCGACCTGCAGTTTTGGCCGAGCCGGCGACCCTTGGCTGGGCGTAGCGAACTCGGTTCCGTTGAGCGGCCAAGGCGTGTAGACGTACCCCTGCCAAACAACCGGGCCAAGCGTTTCGTTCACGCCTGCATGAAAGCGAAGCACCTGGCCAGGCAGTACCAATTCGAAGCCTTCCCAGATCGACATGCCGTTAGCGAGCGCGAGCTGGCCTTGAAGTGCACTCACTCGAACACCTCCTCAAAGGTTCCTGATAGACCGTCAACACCCTTTGCGATGTTGGTGCGCGTCCATTCTCGACAAACAAAAACCCCGATCGATTGACCGGAATGCGTGTAGTTGAAGGCTTCGATTGATCCTCGGGCCTTGAGGAAGTCGTCGATCAGATCAATCTCTGCCTTGGCTCGCTTGAACATCAGCGAGTACTTGCGCGACTGTCGGTTGATACCGGTTCCCTGTCGCTGCTCGTACCCATCACCGAACTTGATGACCTTGACCGTCGGGGTGATCGTCTTGGTGGCGTCGTAGGTCGGAACCCATGTGAATGTCGGCATGACGCCTCCTTAAGCGAGTTGCCCGCCGTTACGGCGCGCGGTTGCGATTTCCTGACGGCAGACGACCTTGATGGTTTCGGCCAGGCGCGCTGGATCAGGCTGTGATCCACCGCCTTCGGAGGCGTCCACCGTCACGCTGACGTTGACCGTGCTCGAGTTGGCCCCGCCACGGACGCCGAGACGACCTTGCGAGTCGCGAGCAAGAGGCACGATCGCCTCCGGACCAGCCTCTCCCATCACTCCGGTTTTGCCGTTGGCCATGCCGAAGGCCGTCGGCTTGCTGACGATGCTATTGGTGAACGCGCCGCCATCAGCGAACATCTGCACACCGTCGGACCACGCGCCGCCCTTCGCTTGCGGGAAGTAGGTCGAGGAATAGCCAGCCTGCGTGGAGCCGGCAGACGTCGCTCCAGAGCTGCCAAAGTAGGAACTCGCAGCAGTAGCGGCCAGACCAAACAGCCCGCTCAGCGCCGACGAACTGGCCTGACGAGTAGCGATGCGTGCCATGTCAGCGAGAATCGATTTAGCAAAGTCTGCGAACGACAGCTTCCCGGTCATGGCGAAATTGACGATCGCATCTTCCATCGAGCTGAAGGCATTGGTGAACAGGCTTTTCGTCTGCCCGGCCACGTCGCGCGTCGACTCAAGGTAGTTCTCCCAGGCCGACGATGCACCAGCACTCCAGCTGCCTTGCGCACTGGTCATGTCGTCGTAGTTGGCGACCACCGTGTTGCGCAGATCCTGCTGGCTCTGTGCGACGGCTTTCAGCTTGTCGTTGTACTCATCGAGGCTCATGCCGCGCGAACCGTCACCGTACTGATTGGCCAAGTCGATGCGCTGGGCGTTCGCCTTGTCGTCGATACCGTTCTGCTGCTCCGTCAGCGATCGCTGGCGATCACCCTGCCCAAGACCAGAGGCTGCGCGCAATCCCTGCTGCCGAAGTGTCTCGACCTGTTGCTGGAGAGCGCTGGTGTACGTGTTGACCGCCAATGTCTGCTTGCGCAGTCGACCGTCTTCGTTGGTGGCAATGATCGACAGTTCGCTGTCGCTGTCCTGCTGCGCCTTGACCATGGCGGACCGTGCATCCGAGATTTTTTGATCGATCTGGATGGCCTGCGCCGCAGTTGTCCCTTTCTTGGTCTTGGCCGCTTCGAGCGCGTCGATTTCTGACTGATAGCTCTGAGCGACTTCGGTAGCTTCCTGCTGCAGCAGGCTGACGCGCTGCTCGGTGTAGCTGGCCTGGGAGATAACGCCGGCACGCTGTGATGCCTCAAGCTCTTTTTCCGCGTTTTTGTAGTAGGCCAAAGTTTCGGCAAGTACGTTCTTCGCGTTGTTGAAGCTGGTCAGGTCGACGCTGCCCGCCGCGGCCTTCGGATCCTTGTCCTTGTCGTCGATGGCTTTCTTCAGTTTTTCGTATGCGCCGCCGGAGAATTTCTTGCCGTCAAACTCCACGCCATTCAGCAGCGGTGCCTTCTGCCCGGTTTTTTCTGCATCCTGATAAAGCTTCGTGAACTGATCATTCAGCTTTTTGTAGGCCTCCTGCCGCTTTGCAAGCGGGTTCAAGTCCTCCATCTGCTTGTCCAGATCTTTCTGGACGGCGATCAGCTCCTTGTTTGCATGGGTTGTCTCACCGGTTGCTCCGGCAAGGTTCTGACTGGCCAACTGCCGAGCTTTCAAGCCTGCAAGCTTGGCCTCCAGCGCCGCGGTGGAGTCATCATTCTCGCCAGTACCGAGCCCCAGAAACGAGTTGAGCGAGCTCAGGCCGCTCGAAACCGCGCCAGCAACACCGCCACCCTTGCGAGTGTCGAGCACGCGCTGAGTGATCTCGATCTGCTTGGCCAGATCCGGGAAGACCTCCGACCGAATGGCACCATAGGCGCCGGTGATCGCGATCTTGATGTTGTCCCAGTCGCGCTCAACATCTGACAGGGAAGCGCGGTAGGCCTTCAATCGCTCCTGAGCCGATAGATTCAGGCTTTCACTCAGGACATCCAGCGCACGCTGGTGGTCGCCCTGGTCGTCGATCGCCTTGATGACCTCGTACTGCTCGTAGGTGAGCAAACCGTATTGGTCGCTGATCTTCGCGGCGGATTCGGTGGCGGTATCGCCGGCATTGGCCAGGGACTTGGCAATGTCGCCAGCCCCCTTCCCGGTTACCTCGCCGATGGCAGCCGCCGCCTGCGCCAGGTTCTGCATCTGAACGCCGCTGGTAGCTGCTCCGGATGCCAGAGCAACAACGGCTTCGCGAGCGCCGGACAGATTGCCGGTCAGAACGCCAGCCGATTCGCTCATGGCTTTCAGATTGGCAATGCTTTGGCCGGCGTCGTTCGAACCGCCGTTGATTGTGGCATTGAATTCCCGAGCCTGCTTCATCGCATCGAAGTAGGCGTATCCAAGCCCACCGATGACGCCAGCGAGAAGACCCGCCGGTAGCAGCAAAGCCGCCATGCTTTTGGCTGATGCTCCGGCGCCGGCGCCAAGCTGAGCAATAGCCCTCGCCCCGCTGCCCAAGTCGCCGGATGACAGCGCGTTGGTCAACTGCATGACGTTTTCTTGAGCCTGGCGGGTGCCGAGCTTCAACTTGTCGAATGCGGTTTCTGTCGCGGTCAGTCCGACCCTGTCCTTGCCGATTTTTGCCAACGCTTCCGCGTATCGCTCAGACGAGATCGCCCCGCTGGCCCTGAGTGCTTCGAGCGCCTTTTCCTGCGCCTCCAACTTGCCCAGCTTCGCGGTCACGGGGTCAATGCCGTTGACCGTGCGTTTCAGCGCTTCAATCTGGCGGTTTTCCGCATCGATCAGGCGCTGTTTCTGCGCGACTTCTTTGACCTCGGCTTTTTCGATCTTGTCGTAGGCTTTGCCGAGTCGGTCTTGATACGCCTCCTGTTGCTCGATGGTGACCAGGCCACCCTTGCGGGCGCGCTCAAGCAGTCCTTCCGCCTGAACCAACTGCTCGATGCTGCCGATGTTGCCGGACATCGCCTTGTCGAGTTGGTTGATGATGGCGATTTCACCGGTAGCGCTTGCGCCTGATTTCCGTCTTGCCTCCGCCTGACGCTGCGTGGCGCCAGTCGATTTGTCTATCCCTTGCGCCGCATCGGCTTCGGCCTGCGCAACCTTATTGCCGGAGTCGGCCAAACCGGCACTGGCCTTGCCCAGATCATCAACGGCCTTTTCCGCGCCCTCCGCAGCAGTGACCAGTTTGTCGAGGTCGTCCGCTGCTTTAGTCGCCGACGAAGAGTTGACCTCGATGCCCAGGGACGCGAAATTGGTGCTCATCTACTATCTCTCTTTTCACGCGAGCTGAGCCTGATCCGGAGGCATGAGACAGGCTTATGCCTACCTCCGGACAATAAAAAACCCGCCGAAGCGGGTTCATAAAAATTGAAACTATCAGATGGGGCCGTACTGTTTTTGCAAGGTATCCAATCGTGCCTGCTCATTCTCATTAAGGCCGCCGGCATCAAAAAGTGCCTTGCCGTCCGGACCATCAAGCCTGTAGACCTCGACGGTGAAAATTGCTCCTGCTGGAGCTTCAATCTTGCCCCACTTACCGAACTTATTGGGTAAGAGCTGCCAAGTAGCAGCCTCACCGGCCTCCAAGCCACCGCTAATATCGTAGTTAAACGCGTCAACAAACCATGGAATGGCTCTTTCAGGACTGGCAATAGTTCCCTTGAAGTAAGCGCGGGAAATCGGGTGGGAAGTACCGTTCTGAACAGTCAACTCGATAACAGGTTGAGGAATTTTCGAGTATTTTTCAGCCTGCTCCAGAAGTCTTGATCTCGACACGGCGAACTTTGTCAGTTCAGCTTTGGCGGTCTCAGCGGACGCCGCTCTGGACAGCAGTTCCTTGATCTCCAGCAAAGCCTGCTCTTTTTGCTTCTTCTCTCTGTCAGCACGAATGCTTGTCGCCATCGTGTTCACTTCGGCAGCGGTCTTCCCATCCAAGCTTAAATTGCTGTCCTGCTGCGTTCCCACAAGCGATGTTTTCCCAATATTCAGACTGCTCAACGCAACAAGCATCAGGTCGGCAGCAAACTGTTTCTTTTCATCAGGAGAAAGCCTTTCGGCCACTTTTTTTGAGGATTCTTGTAAGGTCGCCTCGGTTGTAGCATCCAGTTTTGGGTCCCCGCATCCAGCAATAAATGCTGCAGCCAGTCCGATTAGCAACATCCGTTTCATCCGTTTCCCTCCAAACAAAAAACGAATTTTAGCAAATGGCCATAATCGCGTCGCCTTCAACAGATTTACTTATGATCCTACGGGAAGCGATCGGATATAAGTGAGAGCGCTTCAGCCTCCATGACGCGCAGATCGTGGAAGATTGCAGTTCTATCTTTTACCGGAACGCCGGAAAGACACATGACGTTCAATAGGACGCCGTAGTCCATTCCTGTAGCGCCGCACGCCCCTGAACGCCACTGGGTGCTCATCGCTTCGAAGACAGTGAAGGCTGGCCAATTGTCCGGCCAAACCTCAAACTCATCACCATAGTCTTCAGCGGAAAAGCCAAAGGCATCCTGCCCCTTGAATGTCGGCTGATAGAGGGCGCGTGCGGCGCTGATCAGTTTCCCAAGCGAGCCTTACTGAACGCTTCCGAGTAAGCCCCCAGCACCGCGCTTGGTGTTGCGCTGATTGAGCCGACCAGGATGCGGAGGTTCTCCTCGGTGAAGTCTTCGTCGACATCCCATCCGGCGACGATTGCTTTGAGCTGCTCAACCTGGAGGTCAATCAGCAAAGCGGTGAATTGCTCAAGCCCTGCCTCTTCGGATTTTTCCCCAAGCGCCTTATGCCGCTCCCCCCAGCCGGCATAGAGGGTCGCCAGTTCGGCCCGGTCGCGATACTTGAACTCGAACTGAACCTTCACCGGATCGCCGCCGACCGTAGGAAGCATCACGTCAGCTTTGAAGGTGGGGTTCTGGATCAGTTTGAACTTGGCCATGAGTACCCCTTACGCAGCGTAGCGGATGAATTTGGCGACCACAGCAAACACGGCAGTGACTGCCATGATGTTGTTCTTGGTCATCGACGGCACGTTGTCGAACGACGCATAAGCGTTGTAGGCAATGACACCACCAGAGGCGAGGTTCACACGGACCGCGCGCGGCTTTTTGTCGTCGTCAGCTTCCAGCAGCACGTCGTTGTGTGGAAGTGCCGGGTCATCGGCCATGGTCAGCGTGAACGACAGCGCAGACTTGGATGTTGGGATCTGGTGTTCATCGTCTTCCTCGAGGAACGAGTAGGTGACGTTTTGCTGCTCGCCACCGGACTTACTCGACTCCGTGACCTGACTGAGAGGTACCCAGGTCAGAATCTTGCGAACCGAGCCGCCTCCCGCACCGGCGATGAAGCGCGCCGCATTGAGCGTATTGACCGACTCAAGTACGAACGAATCAGTGGTCGCTGTCTTGACGCGAGCAACACGGTTGTTCAGGCGCGCCCAACCAGAAGTGACTTCGACAAAGTCGCCAGCCTCAAGGTCGTGGCCGGCCGACGACACAACAGCTTCGGTTGCATTGGTGATCGCGGTAAAAATGATCGGCGTGTCATACGAGGCTGCGATAGCGGCAGTCGAGCCATTGGGTAGAAAAACGGCCATTGGTGTTTCCTCTTTTCAGAAATGACAAAACCCGCTCAATGGCGGGTTCTGGGTTTGCCCAATGGGCGGATTAGTTTGTGTCTGCTCGGTACAGAAACGACACGGGCACGGTGAAGGTGGTGTCGTCTGGAATGCCGGGCCCAGGGTCAACCGGTGTCATCGTCACAACGGTCAGCGCGCCCTTCGTGTTTCGCTCGTACAGCGGGAACAAGGCGGCAATCTGATCAGCCAGTGCGCCAGCCGCACCGCGGTACTTGCCCGAAGGCGTCACGATGCTGACCTGAAATACTCCGGTGTACAGTTTGTGGTCGCCGCCGAGCGTGTTGCTCGCGGTGTCGGCTGGCAGCGTAAAGGCCTTCAGATAGGTGGTGCCGTCGACGGGCGTATAAGCCTCGTTCTCGACGACGACCTTCAGCGGCACCGGCAAAGCCTTCGCCCAGGAGATCAGCTTGGCCTCGTATATCGAGGCGATGATGTTGTGGCTCATACCTGGTTGTTCCTGATGGCTTCATCGACGATCTGTTGAAAGCGAGCCAGAGTGATGCGGACCATGCCCCCGGGGGCCTGCTTCGAATGCCCGTACTCGAGCGGCACCGCATACGGCAGGTTGTTGACCAGATACGCCGTCTGGCCAATGGTCAGCGACTGCACCTGAGTCCTCAGCACCGCGATCGAGACATTGCCTGACGGGTCGATCTGATCGAGCACGCCGTCGGCTGGGGTATCGATTGAGAACTGCCAGTTCCCGCGAAATCGCCCACCCACGTAGTCCCTGCCGGCGACAAGACCATTCACATTGAAATTCTGGTCGCGCTCGGTCTTGGTCAGAGGTTTGGCGTATTTCACGCTGCGCTTCAGCTTGCCGGCTCGAGTGAAGTTGCTCGGCGTCAGCGACTTGATCACGTTGCGCACTTCGACATGCGCGTCGTAGGCATCAGCCTCCGCGGTGTTGGCCTGGCGGTGCGCGACGTTGGCCGCCCAGATCTCGGGGTTGCCCACCGGTGACATGCGAATGACGCTGCTGCCTATCTCGATCACGATTTCGCGAAAGGTGGCGTCGAGCCCAGACTTGGCCTGCTCGGCAAACTGCCGGATGTTCTCGGCGAAGCTGCCGTTGAGGCCTGCGTATTTGCTCACGACCGCACCTGCAATTCGTACAGGATCGGCGTGCCGGCTGGGTTGATTTCTTTCAGTGGTGGGACGATTGACCAGGTGCGACCTTGGACGATGACCTTGTTCAGCAGATCCGGCACCCACGCCAGCCCCTGCGCGGCGATCTTGAGCTTCTTGTCACCCTGCTTGATGAGGCTGTTGTTCTGGAATTCTTGACCGGTGAAGTCGAGCAGGATGCCTTGGGCGGTCTGCTCGGTAGTTGTGTCAGGCGGTGCGCTACCGGTGTCGGGGTCGTACTCGCCGACGGTGGTTGCTCGGATGGTCACGGGCCGGCCGAATTCTGCGATCATCTCCAACGCCATAACCGCCATTTCGTTATAAAACGCCATTCGGGCACCTTTAGAGATCAGAGATGAATAACGCAGAAAAAGCCGATTACTTGCACGAAGGCATACGTGATTTAGAAGCAGCTATACGCAACAATCACCCCTTGATCGGGCCAAAAAAACATTCACTACGAACTAGGCTCAAAATGGTTCTTGACGGAACAAGGGGCAGTGACATCTACGATGACTTGGCAGATAGCTTGATTCCAATTAAAGGAGGATTTAAAGGCGAGGATTTAGCCATCATCGCTGATGCAATCAAGGCCTGCCGGACCCCATCTCTCGTAGACGTTTTCAAGGCAAAACTTCTCGAAAGAGCCATGGGTCTCTGATTAGGCTCTGACCGCGAACAATCCGCGCCGCTGAAGGTAATCCGCAAACTGCGTAGCGCTTGGCCGATCTGGCGCCGCCGGCAACAGCCGGTTGCTGGTGTTCGGAATCGCCGCGTACTGCCGCGTCACCGCACCCTCGACACGATCCAGCAGAACCGCGCCCTTGCGCTTCTCGACCGGGTCGATGTCGTCAGTGTGGATCTCGGCGGCCAAGGCCATCTGGCCGTACTGAATCCGCGCAGGCAGGTAGTTGTCGGGCTTGATCTGGCAGTCCAGTTCAACCCCCCGGCGCGGCCAGGCCAATGCCTGATCGCTGTCCATCTTGCGACCCTTCCAGGTCATGCCATCCATCGCCAAGGCGGACCGACGAAGCAGTGCTTCTTGCGCAGCAATGTCCGCAGGGATGGTCACGCCGAATTTTCCGGCGTACATGACCAGGTCCGCGGCGCTCGCGTAGCTTTCGGCGTCTGGCTTGCCGGTGCCGTCCTCGATGATGAGCATGGGTCAGTCCTTGGGTTTGTTCAGGTCAGCGCCTGCCTTCGCAGGTGCAGCGCGGTACTCAGCCTTCAGCGTAGCCTTTGGCGGCTTCTCGACTTCGCCGTCACGGTCTTCCGTCACGTTGGCGTCGATGATGATCAGGCCTTCCTTTTTGGCGATTGCCTTCACATCATCTTCGTAGCGGTGAAACGGGCCCGGCAGATACCAGATGTTATCAGTCATCACTGTCACTCCGCTGCGCCAGGGCATTATTCCCCGGCACAGTCATCAGATGGTTACTTGGAGGCATCGCCGATCAGAGCAACACCGGCGGTGTCCTTGATGCTGGCTGCGGTTTTGTCCCAGTTGGTGCCGGTGGCGAGCGCGGCGCTCGATGGAGACTTGCCGCCGTTCGCGACATCCCAGGTGTAACCTTTGATGCCGAGACCAAAGGTGTAGTCCACCTGAATGGTCGTGGTGATGCGCTCGTTACCATTGTTGGTCTGCACGTTCGAGATGATGTCTCGGTTGTCGTGCACAAGCGCCGCACCAGCCGCCAGACCAAGGATGATCTCCTTGTTCGGCGTGCCGGCTTGAGCAAGCGCCGGCGCATCGGTGACGATCGAGGTCTTGCCGAGGATGTCGACGACGCGAACGTTGCCGGCCTGGAACAGGTTGTTCGGGTTGGCGAGGCCCTGCCCGACCAGCTTGTGCCAGGTGGTGCCCTGCATGACTTGAGCAACCAGGTTCTGGCTGGCATCGCCGAACTTCGCATGCGCGCTGTTCAGACCGGACTGGGAAATACCAAGAGTGGCAGACACGTCGTTTACGGCAGCTGCTTGCGCAGTGATGGCCGCCACCAGCGCAGCAATCGCGGTGTTCAACTGGTCTTTCAGCAGCACCTCGGCGAACGCGCGGCTCGCAACTTCGACGCCTTGGGCAGTCGGACGCTGCAGCCAGGTCATCTGCGACGGCTCGTAGCGGATAGGACCGAAACCACCCGCCACTTTCACAGTGGTGTCTTGCAGCTCGGTCAAGTCGACCGGTGTTACCGCGGCGTTGGCACCATAGCGGTTCACGCGACGCTGAGCTGCACCGAGGTTCTGGAAGAACGACTCTTGCAGGAAGTCACCGGTGAAGCCGTTCGGCGACAGCACAATCGCGCCGTTGCTGGCTGCGTTGAACGCCTCCAGCATTTGATCCAGCGTCTCGAGAGTCGCCGGCATGATGTAATCGTTGAAAACCTGCATTTGAGACAGGGACATGGGGCAAATCCTTAATTTAGGGGGAGATCAGAGAACCGAGAGGCGATTGCCGCCGTGCGCTCCGCTTTGGTACCGCCGATGTTTCCTTTTGCGGCCCCGCCGCCACCTCCAGCACCGCCAGCCCCGCCGCCAGATGCCTTACTACCCGCGATCAACGGCGCGAACGCCGTATCGTTTGCGAATTCTGCTTTCAGCTCATCCAGCGTTGCCGCCGAGAGCTTGCCCTGCTGGTCGAGGACGACGACAACAGGCTTCCCGTCGCGCTGCTCGACGCTCAGACGGCGTTCGATGTGCGGCAACAGGGCTTTGGCGCTACCCGGGATTGCCAGGGCAGACGCGATATCAGTAGCAGTACGGCCGACAGTCAGATCCCGTATCTGAGTGCTCAGCGTTCCA